TTTTTATTTAAATAAAAATATTGTTATTACAAAACCAAGCGAATTATTAAATAATATATATTTTAAAGAATATAAAAATATTAAATCTTCTGTAGAAAATCTCTCAAGTAATACATATTATACCAGTATGAACAAAGTAAAATTAGATTCAGATAATGTTTCTGTATTAGGTAACCAAAAAGATTATGGAGTTCGAAAATTAAAAGAAGATAATACATTATATAAAAATGTTAGAAAATTAAAAGGAGGTGCTATGTTTGAAAATCAAAATGTTGATAAACCAGAAGCATTAAAATCAAATGAAGAAAAAAAATTAGACACACGAACACTAACACCTTATAATCCTCGACCAGAAGGACCTAGACCTCCTTATCAACCTCGACCAGAAGGCCCTAGACCCCCTTTTAATCCAGGAGCACCTAGACCTCCTTATCAACCTCGACCAGAAGGCCCTAGACCCCCTTTTAATCCAGGAGCACCTAGACCTCCTTATAATCCAGGAGCACCTAGACCGGCTTACAATCCAAGTGCCCCAAGACCCTCTTTTCCACCTAAAGAAGAATTAAAAGCACCTGAAGAAAAATTCGAAACAAAACAAACATTAGATGAAGATTTTGAAGAACCAGAAATTCCACCAGGAATGATTCCATTGTACGATGTTAATAACACAATGATAAGTAAAATAGCACCATATCCTTATAATTATGTACCTCAACAAGTACCAACACATAAAATTTATAATATTTCATTAAGTGACCCTTTAGGAAATCACTCATTAATAAACAGAGTATATGAAGATGTATTACCGGGTGATCCAAATACTTATACATTTTTAAAATTAAATGAACGTGAAACAATTAAAAAATTTATGAGAAATAGTATTTTAGAAAAATACGATGGTGAAGAAATGTCAATTAAAGGTGGTGATAAAACACTATTATCGTGGGTTAAACTATTTGAAGTAAATCCATATACTTTAAGATCGAATCCATATGAGAATATACCAACAGGATTTTTATTATACCGTTCAGCATATCCCATAAAATATAGTAAAGAAGATCATACAATAAAAACAACACCAGCTTCAATGGCCTTTAATTTAAGAGTATATAAATTATCTAATGGTGCTTTACGTTGTAAAGATATAAAAGGATTAGATTGTAATTATTATGATGTATGGAGAGATATTAAATATTATGAATGGGTAAATACAGTTATTAAAAGAAAAATATCACCCAATTTTATAAATTTAATTTTATATGTTATTGATTCAAAATCAAAAGTTGGTTTTGATAAATTAGATTTAATTAAAAAAAAATATAATAATGAAGAATACATATTACAAACAGATAATAACAAAAAATTTAATGATTTTGGGTTAACATTAGAAGAATTAGGCTTACGTAATATAAATACAACTAAAATAAATAATAGTACAAATAATTCAATATTAAATACTAATACACTTAGACGAAGATTAATCTCAGAAAATAAATTATCATTAAATGATGATAAACAAGATACATTAAATGATGCTATCAACAGACAATCATTAGAAATTAAAAATATTAAAAATATAATAAATCCACATATTGAAAAAATTGATGCCATAACCGAATATTTATTAAAAGATTCTGGTAAAATATTAGTTGTTGTTACAGAAGCACCAAATACAAATATTATAAAATGGAATTCAAAAGTATATAAATCATACGGTACTGTTAAAACAATGACATCTACTGGTTATCATAATTCAGATGTATGGCGTTCTGTATTATTCCAATTATTATATGCATGTGCTGTACTTGAAAAAGAAAATATTTATTTTAATAATTTTTCATTAGAAAACAATGTATTTATTAAGGATGTACAAACAGATGGTACTGGAAATAGTTGTTGGGTTTATAAAATAAATAACATCGAATATTATGTACCTAATTACGGGTATATGGTAGTAATTGATTCAAATTTTGCAGATGTTACAGAAAAAAGCGATAAACAACAGTTCAAAATATATAGTGATATTTATGGAAATGTTAATAGTGATAAATCAGCATTTGGAAAAAATTTTAAAACTATTTTAAAAAATAAAATTAATAGCGAGGAATTTAAAAATTTTGATGCAAATAATTTAGATGAAGAAGTTGTTAAAATGATTACAACAGTATTAAATGAATTAGATAGATCACAAACCATAAGTGATATATTTTCTAACTGCTTTCCTGAATTTTTTAACAATAAAATAGGAAAATTATTAACAGTATTAGAAAAAGGAGCTTTTAACATTTTGAATAAACCAGATTATAGAGAAGGGTCTTTAATGATTCGTCAAAAAAGATATGATGAATATGAATGGGTTATATACTTAGGTTCAAATGGTATACAAAAGAAAATATTAATAAAAGATGAAAAAGGTTATAATCAAATAGATGTTTTCTCATCAGCTCTATTTTCATATCCAGAAGTAGTCGTTCCAGATGATAAAACTGTAATAGAAACTTTCAATTTTTGAATAAACACATTATTAAATTATTATAAATTAAAATTATATTCTAATTTATATTAATGATGAAATTAGATTTAAAAAAACCAATTAATAAGTCACAATTATTAGGAAAACAAAATACTTTCACTACATTTGATTTTGCAGAAATGCCAACTGCGTATTTTTCAGATAATGTAAAAGGTAAAGAGTTAAGAAAATTATTAGTTAAAAATGAATTAAAATTATCAGAATGTAATATTGGTGAATTAGAAACTTATTTTTTCTCAAAAGAAAATATAGATTTAATAAATAAACAATTAATATTATCAGTATATAATAAATCAAAAAAAAGTTTTTTAATTTGTGCACAAAAAGATGAAGATTTAATAATTGTTATGAGATATGTTTTTATTGAATATTCAAGAAATCTACCATACGATATTTCTGGACAAATCAAAGATTTAAATTGTCGTGTTGTTTCTGAAATTCTACCAAATGTTATATCAAATGCAGACCAAAAAATTGGTTATTTGAGAGATATTTCAACACAACCAATTGGTCCTCCACTACCTATTAATACTAAAAATTTAGGTAGAACATTACCAACAATTGCGAACATTTTACAATGATAAATTAAAAATATAATTTTTGATTTATAACAATGATAAATTAAAAATATAATTTTTGATTTATAACAATGATAAATTAAAAATATAATTTTTGATTTATAACAATGATAAATTAAAAATATAATTTTTGATTTATAACAATGATAAATTAAAAATATAATTTTTGATTTATAACAATGATTTATAACAGTAGATATATTAGAATTATATTATTATATATTCTAAAAAATCTTTATTTTTACTAATTATTTATAATTTAAAAGCTGAGTTCTCTTTTAGCATCTACGTTTGAGTCAGAAGCATATATAAAGACAGTGCCTCTTGTTTGGGCTAATCCTTTAAAGCTTAAATCGAGTGTTTCGCTGGTGTAATCAATTAGAGTAATTGGATTACGGTCTTCCATTGATTCAGATTTAATGGGACCATATGGATCATAGCATAAATAATCTGCACTTAAGCTAGATACACGTACATTTTTAACTAATGTTGAAGAACCAATGACGAGGTTTGAGTTTGATGCGGTTTTATTAACTTCGGCAACTACAACAGAACGTAATGTATATGTCTCGTTGTTAATATCCATGGCATCTGGAACAGTAACATTGAGATCGTTAATTCTTTCAAAACCAGCAATGGCAATGTTTGATGGTAATGTATTCATTGAAAATTGGTTGAGTTGATCATTGTAGTCAATAGTTGTTGATCTACGGTCAACATAGAATACTAAAATACCTCTTGACCAAATGAGAGATGTTCTTTTAGGAACAATAACACCACCTTCTAAGAACCATTGTGATTGTTCTTTTGCATCCGATAAATCAATTGGTGTTGATGTAACAGATTTTGGTGGTATTCTCATGTTAATCATAGGAATAGATGTAACTTGAGGTTTGACGTTCATTAAATAAGGGTTCATTGAAATAGTGTTAATGCTTCCTGGCATTGTTGTAACAACTGTTGGTCTGAAAGAGAAAGCTGATAATAATCTTTTAATTACAATACCATCGAATCTTCCGTATAATAAGTCAGGATTATCTTGTTTGTTGAGTTTGCACATGTCAACGGAGCCAAGGAAATCTCTGAAAGAAGCATTGTAATATTGACCATTTCTTAAATGTAAAACAGAGTTCCAAAGTTGAGATTGGAGTTGGGCTCTGTTTAATAAATCAAGAACTGGTGATCTGTTATCACATACAACATCATTGGGGTCAGTTGTTAAGGCATAGAAAACTTCATAATCTGGTCTAGAAGCTAATGCTTCACCGTTGTATCTTGATTTAACAATACCGGCAATGTTTGAGAATAAAAAGTGATTTTCGACAACAGGTAATTTAGGTAAGAAAAGGGCAGCTACAACTGGGTGTACATGTTCACCAATACGGTGTAAATTTCTATCATATGAGCCATTGACAGCTTCAAAATCACAATCTTTGTATTGCATTGATTGGAGTAATACTTGTGCATGTAATGGTCTTGTTGTGGCGTGGAGTTTCATGATTTCTTGAACATATTTGTAATCATTGTCTCCGAGTTTACCTTGGAAACCATGGTAATCTAATGTAACACCACCTAAAACTTTCATTAAATTGGTAGCAGGTTGTACAACTTCATTACTTTTGAGACCAATTAATTCTTGTTCATAAATTCTTTGAAATTCAGCAAATTCTTCATCGGATAAGCCATACTTTGTTTTGTATTTGTAAGCTTTTTCTAATAAAAGATGGAATGGTGTTTGTGAGTTGCCATATTTTTCACGAATTAATTGAGCAAATTTCTTTGCTTTTTTAGAAATATTACCTTGTGATTCGGCGTAAGCTGTTTGAATTTTATTTACAAGGTCTTCATCTTTATATTGACTTCTTAATCTAAGAAAGTCTTGATTTGTGATTTTTCCTTGTTTTCCTAATAATTTACGAACTTCATCGTTAACATTTGATGAAGACTTTTTGCCAGTATCTCTAGTATTCATATCTGAGCTATCCATTTATATATTATACAATAGAAATTATTTTATAATTTTTAAATTTTTTAAACGTTTTTGTAAAGATATTTAGACATAAAAATGGTTAATTTAATAATGGATTCACTCTGGATTAATAAATATCGTCCTACAAATTTAAATCAAATTATTGGACATAAATTACAGATAAAAAAATTTATTGAATGGGTAAACACATTGAAAAATAAAACAAAAAACAACGCAATTATAATATCTGGAAATCATGGTATTGGTAAAACATTAACAATTCAATTAATTTTAGAAAAAATGGGTTATTTAAGTAGAGTTATAAATCCAAATGAAATTAAAGATTTTCGTAATTTAGATGATTTTGATGAATATTATAATCAAGAAAATTCTATATTATCTAAATTAAATTTTTATAAAGATAAAAATAATAAAATTGCTATAATTTTTGATGAAACAGAAAATATATCACTTACATCTGAAAAAAAATATATTATGGATATTTTTAAAGAAAATAATAAAACTAATTCATTCCCTCTAATTTTTATATCAAATAATCAACATTCTAAATTATTAAATGATTTAAAAAAAAATTGCGAAGAATTAAAATTTTATTCGCCTTCGTCGTTTGAAATTAAAGAATTAATAAATACAATAATAAAAAATGAAGATTTAAAAATTAAAAATTCAGAAGAATTATTAGATAAAATAATTAATTTTTCTCAATATGATATCAAAAGATTAATTAATATATTACAAGAATTATCATATCATTACGATGAAATAAATGATATAAAACAATTAGATACATTTTTTGAAAAATCAAGACAAAAAAATATTGATATTGGATTATATGAAGCAACAGAAAAAATTCTAAATAATTATAATGATTATGAATCTGTTATGAAATTATATGAAACTGAAAAAGTATTATTACCATTAATGATTCATGAACATTATCTTAAAAAAATTTTAACAAAATGTAAACAACCTTGGGATAAAGTATTGTATTCATTAGTAAAAACATCTGACTCAATATCACGAGGAGATAATATTGAGACAAGTATTTATACTGACCAAAATTGGTATTTACAAAATATTCATGGATTTTATACATGTATTAATACCTCCTTTTGGATAAATAAAATTAATTTAAATTTTAAATTAACTGTCGATAAAATGAAATTTAGTTCAGATTTAAATAAAACATCATTAAAAAATATTAATAAAAAAAATATTAATAACTTATTAAAAATAATACCAAATAAATCAATTGATGAAATTATATATATAAATCAATTAATAAATTATTTTTTTAAAAATGGTAAAGAAGAAAAATTAATATCAATTTTACAAAGTTATAAAAAAGATATTAGTGTAAAAGAGATAGAATTATTTTTAAAAATTGATAAAACAGTAGATTTTCTTATGATGAGTAATAAAGAAAAGAAAATATTAGCAAAAAAACATAATATTCCATTAAGTAACTAAAATATTTCGTCTATTTTACTTAAACCAATAAATTGTAAATTATTTATAGAATTCACTGGTGTAAACATATAAATATCATCTGTTAGATATAATAATAAATCAATTATTAAAGATATATATTTATTTGGTATTATCATTGAATCATTTATTAAAAATTGATAAAAAAATAAATTTACTTCAGAACTATCAATATTTTTTTCAAAAACATAAGCTTTCAATCTTAATTGTTCTATATATTTAATTTGCGAAATATTTATTTCTGGTATTGTATTAGACCAATTCCATATTTGTGAGTCTTTATTATAAATACCATAAAAATTATAACTACCAATTAATTTCGTTTTTTTATTATCTTTTAATAATATTTTTTTTTCATTATTAATCATATCAAAACTAATTATATAATTATTTTTAATATTTAATTTCTTTTTTAATTCATTATATTTTCTTTTTGAATTATCGGATATTTTCTTTAATAATTTCATTTACTATAATTTAGAAAAAATATCTAATTTATTATATATATATGAAATTTAACTTTAATAGTTTCACACAAACTGGAGGAGGAGAAAATAATAAAATTTTAATTATTTCTTTAATTGGTGCCATTGTATTTTTCATTTTTATAATGCCTGCTATTGAAAAATATTATAATAAAGATAAAAAAGCACTTGTTGAAAAATTACAAAATATTATGTCAAATAAAATAGATAATAATAAATGCTCAAGATCGTGTTGTTTAACAAATAGTTGGCCTTATCCAGAAGAATTACAACCCAATGATATGTCTAAAGATGAACTTAAAAAATATATTCCATCTAATTATAGTTGTAATTTTGGGTCTAATAATGGTAGCGGTTGTCTTTGTGTTACCAAGGATAATTATGAATTTTTAGGTTCGCGCGGAGGTAATGGAGTAAATAATTGCGCTAATTAAATATTAAGTTTAATCACATAAAAATATCTAGCATATTTTAATATGATTAATTTCTTTGTAGAAACAAAGTATGAATATACTACCCAATTAGTGAATGTTTTAACACCATTGATTTATGAAGGCTTGCATTCTATTTATGATGAAGCATTAAAAGTTTCAAATGGCGCAGATAATGTATTGAAAGTCTTTCAATCATTTTTAAAAAGAATTCCAAAATGGAATCCAGAAATGATAAAGCAAGAAACAGATAGAATTATGAATAATTCAAAAAGTTTCGCTTGGTTACCTGATTTAGTTAAAGCAACATTAAAATCAAATATGATTGTTTTAACTTATAATCCTACTACCAAAAATCAACATCGTGTTGATAATAAATTTTATCAAAATGTCAAAATAGAAGAATTTATTCATAAAATATATATTGAATGTGCTAGAGATTTATGGAATAATCCTTATTTAATGTATCATCAATATCAACCGATTGAATTAAAAAGAAATCAACGCGATACCATATTGTTAATAAAAGAATCAATAAAAGAAGCAGTACGTAAATTATTACCTTTAAAAGAAATATTAGAAATATATTTAGGTGAAGAATTAGAACCACAACAATTAGATCAATTTGATAGAAATATTACAGAAGCTGATGAAAAAAATATTCAAAAATTAATTAATAAAGATTTAAAAGTTGATGAAGCCCCTGTTGTATTAAAACCAGAAGAACATGGAAGTAAACAAACTGGTGGAACACAAGATTTAAATACAAAAATATTAGATATAATACATAATAGTGCAAAAACAGAACATCTTACGCCAAAAAATTTAACAGCTAATTATCATCAAAAAAATTTCGCAGAAAAAGAAGTTGATACACCAATGACAAGAGCAACAAAAAGTTCATCTGAAACAAGT